TTGGGTTTGCTTCACCGACGATCACTTCGGAAATGGTTTCCGTCCATGCTTCGATTGGCTTGACTGGTTTCCCAGCGGCTTCCCGTTTCATGGCGTGATAGGCAAGGAATACTAAATCGGAAATTCCGATCTTCTCCTGCGCCTGGGCAATAGTGTGACCCGTTTGCTTCTCCCACTTCACCCATTCAGGCGGTGCCGCCGTGTAGGTGATTTGGTCGCCGTTATTGTATTCAATTGTTATTGGTAGTTTCATTTTTCTCCCGATTGTTGGTGACTAGAAAGTCTCTGAAGGTGTTCCCACCACAACAAATGATAGGTCAACGGTCTGCGCGTCAGGTGCTGCCCCGCCGACGCTTGGGAATACTGGCATTACGTTGAACGCAAACACCGCACCAGTTGCCGCAGTCAATGAAACTGCAAGTGTTGTATTTGGTGCAGTCTCGCATGCAGTCCATAGTGCTTCGCACAATGATGAAGCCGCACCCCAGTCTGCAAGCATTGAAATGTCAAATGTCCACTGGTCGTCAATGTGCTTGTAAGCCTTGCCGTCAAGTGTCTGGTAAGTCTCTACCGTTGGTGAATTTGCAAGTGTTGCGCTGGTCGCCTGCGCGTCGTAGTTAACGGTTGCAATGGTCACGACTAAATCGCGACCAGTTATGATTGTCGTTGGCATTTTGTCCCCTATGTTGTTTGTGTGTAGTACGTCGAAACGTTTATGTCTGCCACCAGCATTGGACTTTGACCTACTTCCAAGACTGTCGGCTTTTCAACAACGCCAACAACGTATCCCGCGGGCATTGCCGCGAGAATTCCTATGATTAGTTTTTCTAGGTTATCTAATGAACCTGCATTGCTATTTGAAGCAACGATTGCGGTAATTGCAAAATTGATTTTGACTTTAGTCGAAGCCTTACCAATAAGCACGACTTCCATATAAGGCGAATCGGGTACGACCACGATCGCAGGTGGAATCGGTGCTTCGGGAACGCTTGGGTATATGTTTGCAGCAAGCGAACTGAAGGCGTTTGCTAAGGCTGCACGGGTTTCGGATACGGCGTTGGCTGGCACTTATTGAACGACCGTTTCAACGTCTAAGAATGGCATGAGTAAGGTCGACACGCGGTTTGTCAGGCTTCGACCCATACGGTACGGCGTTGAAGCAAAATCTACGCCTTCGATCTGTCCGCCTGCGGCAACGCGTGATTGGAATACCTCAACGCTGACCGCCAAAATTGCGGATTCAATTGGCGCGCTGGTTGCATATAAATCTGCTGCTGAATAACCCTGAAGTGTTGCCGTGCCTGTTGGAATGATTTCGCGCAATGTGACATTTGATGAAGTCAATGCAGCGGTGAACGAATAAGGCGTGGCGGTAACAACGGTGTGCGTTGCGGTGAACGGTGCTGGCAGACCAGCCACAATGACCGATTGACCAGCAACAAAATGGTGATTGCGTTGCGTATAAAAATAGGCAACGTTTGATTCAAGTTTATATGACTCAATTGCTGAAGTGTTTGCAACCAGCATGGGCAAAATGACGGCTTCACTAGTGTTGATTATTTCGTCCAAATAACTGTCACTATATAAGGAAACGGACACGCCAAGCACCGTGCGCAATTGACTTGCAGTAACAATGGCTGGCATGTCCGTTCCTTTCGATCTGCTGCGGCGAGATCGGGAGAACCCGCCGCATGATTAGTTTGTTTCGGTTATGACTTGTTTACGCCGAACGCGCCTGCCGCAATTTTCGTCGCCACTGCACCGAATGAATAAACACCGACTGTGATTGAACCGTCAGCGGTTGACTCTGCGCGAAGTTGATATGAAGTTCCCTCGTACCATGTGTACGCGTCTGGGTTAATAATCATGATCGAATCATCTGTGTCTGTTGTCGCTGCAGTGTTTGCAGTAACGTATAGATCAAGACCAGCAACGCGACCGCGCAAACTGCCAGGTGTTGCAAGTCCTGGTTGGTTGCTTGGTTGTGTAACTTCGTTATAGATCGGACGACCTGCGTCGTTCAATGACATTAGGTTTGACCACTGTGAAGTGTTAACCAAAATGTTGCGTGCAAATGGATTTGCAAGACCTGCGGTTGCAGCGTAAACGCTTGCTGAACCACGTGCTACAACACCAAGCAATTCTGCTGCTGTTGGGTATGTTGCAATTCCTGTTGCGTCAGCGGTTGCGCCTGCAACCAATTGCGCGTTTGCGTAAGCGTCTTGCGCCTTCGCCATGGCTGCAACCATATTTCTGAGAAGTTCATCATAAAATAATGGCGAAGTTCTGGTAAGCAACTCAATGGAGAATTTTTGCTGCCCCGCAAATTTTTTAACGTCCACGCTTAAAAACGCAGAATTTTGGTCTGTATCTGAAAAAATTGCATCTTCGGCAGCAATTGCAACCGTTGGCATTGCAGTAATCTTAGGAATTTCAAAAGTCATTCCAGCGTCAGGCAATGTACCGCGAGAGATTGCGTCAATGCTTGGGCGGATTGTTGTGCCTAGTCCGTTGATTACTTCAGCCAATTGACGCGTAGGAACAAGTCCTGCGTTGTCTGTTGTATTGTCTGCTGCAAGAACGTATTGGCGTGCAGTTTCATCACCTGTTGCAGCAAGAACCTTATTCTCAAGGTACTTCGCAGCAGTGATTTCAATGCGTGGTGTTGCTTTCCAACCACCAACTGCGTTTGCAGTTGCGGTGATTGACTGGGCGGCTTCAACCGTTTCGGCGGTTGCAGCGTCTTTGACGGTGTCTTCCACTTCGTCTTCTCCTTCTGTTGGTTTTGGTGCTTCAGGTTCGATTGTCGAATCTGAAATTTCTTCTTCCGTTGCGGCTACTGACTCAACGCGTGCAGATCGAATTGCGGGTTCGCTGGTTAGTGCAACGCCTGTCAATTCACCCATAAGAATGCGAACCGTGCCGTCTTTAAGTGTTTCGTATTCATCAAATGAAACTTCAACGCTAAATCCGTCACGCAAACCTTCTTGCGCTTCGATTAATGCGTCATTGCCTGCGGTTGTCTCAGCGATTTTGAAAGTCGCGTCAATTCCCTTATCACTTGATTCAATTGAAAGTGTTTTACCAATTCGGCGCGTACGATCGTGTTCAAGGTTAAGCAAAACCGCAGTCGGTTCGATTGAACCAGCAGCGAATTGAACTTTGCCAATTGACGCGTTACCAGTTTCTTCGAACGTCACAATGCGCCCGGAGATTGTGCGACTGTTTGAATCTGCCGCCGTGATTTGCATTGGTGTTATGACTTTTTTCATAGCAGCATGTCTTCTTCCTCGCGTATTTCCTCGATCGACATTGCGCCGATACGATTTAAGATTTCATAAACCTGCGCGCGTTCGTAAGGGTTACCGCGCAAGAAATCGTCAAGGTCAAATGAAACGCGATTGCCTGCTGGTGTGAAATCCGCAAAACTCAACCTTTGTTCAATGATCGACATGAAATTTCTAAATGCAAAATCGACCAGGTCACGCCTTTTGTCTAAGGCGTTTGAATAAGTAAAACTGGACTGTTGCGAATCGGTAAAGTATGCAGGCAAACCGCACGCACGTGAAAGTTCAAGTGCAACGTAATTGCGTGCTTCATTCAATTGCAAATTCTTTGGGTCATATCCCAGTGTTTCAAGTGTTACGTCAGCATTCAAAAACGCCGTCGATTTGTTTGCGCGTGCCGTGCGCCATGCACTAAGTAATTTTGAAACGCGGTCGGCTGGCAATGATGTGCCATTTGATTTCAAAACCATTTGCGGAATTGGTTCGACTGCAAAATTCATTGCAGCGCGTTCAAGTGCAGCAGCCGCCTTTATTGTACGACCTGCACGACTTAATAAACCTTCTTGCGTACCCTGGAAAACAACTAGATTTGCAGGGTCAACGTAAGCACCATCGATTTGGTACGAAACAATTTCGTATCCCATGCCGTTAGTTTGAATTGTTACGCGTTCAGGTGCAACGCGTTCCATTGCGCGAATTTTTCCTGTATCTGCATACCTGTCCATAACATATGCATACGCCGAAGGAAAGAAAAACAAATCTGAAATAATCCATGACCAAAACGTTGCACCTGGAATTCTTGGGTCGGGCTGATTGATGACGCGTGGTTGTGAAACCTTTTCACCAGTTGCTTCGTTGCGTGTGTGCATTGGAAGCGACGCAATTGTTTGAATGATTCCCAACGCGCGTGCGCATGTTGGCACACTCATTGCTTCAGCACGCGAAGCCGTTATCACGCCGCCGAATAAGAATAAATTCCCAACTTCGGAATAGTACGGCGCGATAGCGGCAGCGTCCACGTTGGCGGCTTCGACTGGAACGGCAGCGTCAACCTTCGGCGTGAATAGATCGAAAAATCCCATGCCCGAATTGTTGCAGGCTTATACGTTCAACCCACCATGATGTCAAGATCATTCTCTGGGCGTGTCGCAAAATGTGTCACCAGCGCGGTTGCCACTGCACCGCAAACAACTGCCTGACTTGCCCGCCTGCCAATGACCCAGCCGCCGTCACCGCGTCGTAATTGAACCGCTGAAAGCATTTCTTCCGTCAATTGGGATTGCCCACGGTGTTTCAAGCGCCCTGAATTGATTGCACTTAACATTTCGTCGCACGCCTGCGGATAAAAGCCGTCCATATCGAAAACGGGAATGCCAGCAGGTGCAAGGCGGGCGGCAACGGCTGCGCTGGTTTTTCTGCTATACAAAACGTATTCGGTTGAGTACCTGCGGGCATAATCTGCCAGGTCATTGGCAATTGCTTTGTCGTCCAATTGCAATTCGTTTGACCAGGTGTGAAGTAATTTCACAACGAAGGTTT